CTGGTCGCGAGCCAGCCCCGTCCCGGCCTGCTCGCTGTCCTCAGTCCAGAAGTGCCGCCGCCATCTGTGACCATAGGCCCCGGGCTGCGTCACGCCCCCGTCATCGCTGAAGTTGGCCATGTTCTTCACAAACGGGAGGAGCGGGGCGAGGTCATTGCGGCCAGCCAACATCCACAGGCTCTCAAAGAGGTGGAAGAATGGGTTGGCATCCCGCCCCGGGTGCAGCATCACGCGCTCCTCTGGGCGCTCATAGACAGTCGTGACCGGGTGCGGGGCCACCAGCACAGGCCCGTTGCGGCTCTCCCTCTCCACCCCGTCACTGCGCAGGAGCGATGTCCCCGCGAACAAGGCATAGTTGACGTTGCGTGCGCCGATGGTGATCATGTGCAAACCTTCCCTGTCATGATGGCGGTTGTGCCCAGGAGGAGGGCCTTGACGGGGAGCTGGGCCTGGGCCCGGAGGAACTCCATGCGCCTCTGGAACTCCGCCCAGACAAGCGCCTCCTCCCGGACGGCCTCACGCGCCGCCGGGCTCAATTCTTCTTCAACCTTCATTCCGTTCTCCTTTTCTCAGCTTCCACGGCCCGGCACATACATTGAACGCGGGCGTCCTTCCCCGAGCTTGACGCGCAAATGTTTGTCTGTTTCGCACAGGGCGTTCTGGATGTCGGACAGCTCTATGCGGGGGACCCAGGGAGCCCTCCAGCGGTCCTGCTCCCCCCACAGGGTGAGCATCTCCTCCAGCCCCTGGGCCTGTTTCAGGGGATAGTCCACGGGACGCCCGGAGAGGCGGTTGAGCCCCCGGCGGGAGCCCGGCCCGAGGGCTGCCCACGTGTTGATGTCCGGGGCGTCCCGGAGGTAGCGGCTGTGGCGCATGTCCACCACCACCTGGTACGCCATGAACGGCCCCCAGCCGATGTAGTGGGGCTGTTGAAAGCGCTCCCAGACGCCCTGGAGGGCGGGCTGTCCGTCATCGTGGTTCACGCCCCTCAGATGGCGTTCCCAGCCCTCACGGTCCGCCCAGAGCCGCCCAAGGACAATCCGGGCGATGTACTGCTGCTTGGTCCAGCTGTACCACTCCGCCTTCTGGTTGCTCTCCGCCCGGATCATGTAGGCCCCGGTGTAGACCTTGGCCCCGGTCGCACTCCAGTGGTCCAGGGCGTTGCCCAGGGCCTCGGGGGAGAAGGCAAAGTGGGGCAGGCCCTGACCCTCGTTGTTGGGCCAGGCGTTGAAGTCGCACTTGACCTCGCCCCGGTTCATGAGCCACTGGAGGGTGGGCGGCCAGTTGATGTACCGGGCAATGGCCAGCATCATCCAGAGGTCCGGGTGGTCTGCGAACGGGACCTGGATGTTGCGGTGGATCCACTGCGTCACCCGGTCCAGCTCCCGGAACACGTTGCAATATCTGTACCGCTGGAGGTTCTCATCTTCAGTGAAGGAACCACTTGGACGCGCAGCAAAGTGGTTGGGGTCAGCCTCCTCCAGGTCACAGTCCTGCGGCACCCAGAGGTCCGCCGGGTCCGCCCCGGCCCGAAGCTCCTTGCGGATGTAGATGGCGTGGCGCTCGTTAACAAAGCCCCAAAAAGGTTCACTGTTCATCACGCGACCACCTGCCGTGCTACAAAGTCCAGCAGGTCCTGCTGGGCATGGTCGTGGCGGAGAGTGAGAGTGCGGATGCCCGCCGCCTCAAACTTTGCGCGGGTCGCATTGATGGACTTGACCTTGTCGGCCACGAGGTCCTCCTTGATCTCCCGCTCGCCCCGGTCGGTGTCCCGCTGACGCTCCCGGATACGCTCCAGGCACAGCTCCAGCGGGGTGTCGAGGTATGCGACCACTGGCTCATGATCTGGATAGTCAAAGCGTTTGAAGAACTCCAGCCAGGAGCCAGCCACGGTTGATGCCAGGACGCCCTCGCAGATGATATGACGTGGACCCTGTCCGGCCTTTCCCTCCCAGCGAGCAGCGGCCTCAATCGCCTCCTGCTGGAGGCCAAATGTCTTGATGGTGTCCATGCCCCCACAGCCTGTGCTGTACTTGCCCACGGCCAGATATCCGCCCGGGGTCCCCCAGCCCTCAACAGAGCTGCGCCGCCCCGGGTCGCGCTTGGTGGGGTTGTCGTACCAGACCAGGTCAACCGGCTGGGCCTGGGGTGTGATGAGGGCTCGGGCCAGCGTGGTCTTGCCGCTGCCGTTGGTCCCCCGAATGTTGATAATCATGTCGGCGCTCCTTGGGTGCTGTAGGTTGTGAGGAACTGGAGTTGTTTTTGGTCTCTATACCCCTCCAACCAGGCATCGTGTTTCTCGTCACCTCGGGGGAACGGGTTGTCGCTCCGGGACTTCCCGGCCCGGCGGGCACCCCGGCCCTCCTCATTGGCCTGAGACAATGCTGCGCTCATGTCGGCTCCTCCAGGTGTTCTGCGTTGAAGGCGTCCCGGAACTCAGCCCAGTCAGCCTCGGACATCACCAGCGTGCCGATGCCGGCAAACGTCTGGCGGGGGTTGGGGGCAACGAACACGCGCACGTGGACGTGACCACCCTTCAGGATGTATCGGGTGCGGAAAACCATTTGATGTGCTCCATTTCTAGGGTTGTGGTCCCCGGAGCCTATCCCCGGGGACGGGGCCGGTCAAGCGGCAGGCGTTGGGTAGCAGCTGAGCAGCTCGTGGCCGCCCCACAGCTCCAGCTCCTCCCGGTGGTGGGCGGTGTCCTTCCCGATCCAGTAGTGACCGTTGCGGGCTGACTTCCACTTACACAGGACGGTCTCAACCTCCTGGACGTTCACCTTGCGGTCCCCCGCCGGTGGGGCATCCTGCCCCGCGTATGCGCGCAGGAGGTGCTCTGTGACGCCCTGTGGGGAGAGGTCCCCGAGGAGCGGCCCAGCCATCTCTGCGCCCTTCCTCGGGTCGCGGTACATGGAGGTGATCGTGGTTGGGAAGTCAACCGGGACGCCCAACACACGGTCAAGCATGTCCGCTGCCTTGAAGGCAATCCACGGCCCGAACTGCGGCCAGCTTGTGACCTCCAGCTCAACGGACCGGAGGTTGATCTGCCCCGGGAGGTCCTCCAGGCTCATCACTGCGTCCTCGGGGCGGGGGAAGCGCTCCCGGAGCCAGGCCACGCTGTCAACGCACTTCTGACCGCGCCAGTGTCGGCGCTCTGCTGCCCTGGGCCACCGCTCCGCCGGGGCAACCTTCAAGGCAGCTGGGCCGGTCGCGTCCCCGTTCTCTGCGGCCACGTCAAGCCAGTCCCAGAAGCTCACAGCGCTCGTGCGGGAGGCGAGGAATGAGCTGGCCCCCACACTGTAGCAGCACCAGTATGCGAGCATGTAGCGCCGCACCCAGTCCCGGCGCTCCTGCCCCCCGGCCTGGATGTAGCGCCAGAGCCCCGTGTACAGGGGGTCATGGTCGTGGGTGGTGATGAGCTCCCGCCCCCAGGCCACCGGGTCATCCAAAAGGTTCTCACCAGGTTTCATCGGGCATTGTTGGTCCATCTTTCTCATCTCCTTTTCTCTGGCAGCTGGAGCAGGTATGTTCCCACCCATCTGCGGTCTTGTCAAACTTGTAACCCTCAGAAGCGGCTGCCTCCCGGGCCTCGTCAAAGTCCTCTCCCTCAACGTAATCACTGCAGTGGTCGCAGTGGATGAGGACGGCCCCGTGTTCCCTTTCAATTGCCATCTCAATCCTCCTGTGAAGCTGCCCAGGAGAGGAACGCCAGCAGGGCCGGGTTGTCTCCAAGGAGCGTGATTGTCCAGGACGCAAAGAAGCTCACCATGAACTCCTCTGGGTACTGGTCGTCAGCGGCACCGGGGAGCGCATGGAGCGCCCCGATGTCGAATGCGGCGTGGAGGCACTCGTGCCACAGCGTCTCGGCTGCCTGTCGGTGACCCTTGGTGACGTCCACCTTGATCTCGTTGTTGACGTGGTCGCACTCGCCGTATTTATGCTCAGCCGCTGCCACCTCGGGCTGCCAGACGGCCACCCGGTAGCGCTTCCAGCCCACCTTGACGTGCTTTGGGAACGGGGGCATCATGTCGCCTCCTCGCAGCGGGCCCAGGAGCCGGGACCGGCCCCCGCAACCACGGCGTCCCCGATCTGCTGAACCCACTCACAGCTCTCAAACTGCGGGAAGGCGCGGCTGGTCTCCTCGCAGCCCAGCGGGCCGCAGAGGAACAGGGTGAGGATGACGCCGCTCATGGCTGGGCCTCCCGGTCATAGGCTGACTTCCTGAAGTCACTCATGCGGTTGGACTTGGCCGCACCGAACAGGAGCGAGCCGCATGCCCCCCGGCCCTCCGGGTCGCTGTCTCCGCAGGACAGGCAGCCCGAGGGCGGACACTCTGCGACCTCAGCAAACGGAACGGCAGTGTCCATCCGGGTGAACATGGGGACACGCTGGCCATGGCACTGGTCCGCCGTCAGGAAGTCCGCCCCCACTGAGCGGGTCTTTTTGGAGTTGAGGGTGCCATCCTCCGCCCGGTCTGTGTACATGTACTCATAGCAGGTTGCGTAGGTCATCCCGAGCTTGGTGGCGACGGGCTGGAGCCTCCGGTGGGCCTCCAAGCGCCACTCCTCGTCAACACACTTCTGGCCACCCATGTTGTCCACGAACAGGGACTCAAACACACCGCCCCGGTTGTCCCCGAAGCGGGCCTTGATCCTCTCAACCATGGTGCCAGCCCAGGCATACCCGGCCTCCACGAACTTGACGATCACGTGGTTGTTCCCAACCTCCGCCAGCATGTGGAACAGATGCTCAATCTCCTCAATGCTGGTCACGCCCGGGATGACCGGGTTGACCTGGATGGAGGTATATATGCCCTGCCGCCGGAGCTCAGCCACCTCCTCAATGTGGTCGAGGAGTGGGAGCGCTCCCGGGCTGAGCTTCTTCCAGTCCTCCGGGTCGCAGGTGTTGAGGGACTTCTGGGCGTAGCTGTAGCCGTTCCTCTTCAGGATGTCGAATGCCCAACCAGGGTAGCGCATCCGGCTCAAGAAGAACACAGGCAGGCCCCGGTCGGTGAACGCCTCAGCGCCCCGCTGGGTGTTGTGGTACACGTCCTCAAGGGGGAGAAACGGGTCAGTGAAGCTGCTGAAGTATCCGGCGCTGGCTGTCTTCATCCGGTCCAGTGACTTGGCGACGTGACCCCCGAAGTCGATGGGCACCGTGATGAGACCACTGCCCCGGTATCCCTTGACCCCGCTGTTGATGTAGCAGAAGGCGCACCCAACGGTACAGAAGCCCCCATATGGCTCAGTGAGGATCGCGTCAGACATGCAGGGGCGCTCCCGGGAGGTCCCGCCGGTTGGACCCTTGCCCTGGTACCATCCCTGGAGGGGCTTGCCGTTCTCCAGCCGGAGGTGGGGCGCATAGCTCTTGCCGTTGAAGCCGATGTACACCCGCACGTCTTTGTCCTTTTCTGCGCCGCGCATCATCGCCACCCGGGCGGAGCGGGACTTGGCAACCATCCCGGTGAGGGGGTCCTCATGCTCCTCAATTGGCCCAAGGAACTCCCGCATGTCCGGGTCCGGGCGCATGAAGAACTTGTATGCCTCCTGCGCCGGTTCATTGCTCTGGCCCATCAGCCACTGTTCTTCAGATTGCACGTCTTTTCTCCAATTCGGTTGTTCCATCCCCAAGGGTGATCCGGGGGACTGTGAAGCCAAGGTTGCGGAGGGCCGCAGCCAGGGCAAACGGGTTGGTGGCATCCAGGGACGTGGCCTGTAGGTGGCCCTGGACCTTGCGCCGCTGGTTCTCCTCCGCCGTCACCACCTCAATGTGGCGGGGGCACACGCAGAGGGAGAAGCGGCAGGTGTGGTCGCGGTGGTGGCCAGTCGGGCAGGGCTGCCCCCCGAGGACCTCTGAGGAGAAGCGGTGGGCCCTCACCGTCCGCTTCCCGAGCCTAAATGAGCCATACCACTTCCTGTTACCCTTACCCCGGGAGCGTCCGCCGGTCCAGAACCAGCAGCCGTTGGGGAGCTTCTCAACGTACCCCATGAAGCGGTCGATGTCCTCTGGGCGAGCCTTCAGCATATCAGATCCTCACCGGGATGAGGAGCTTGGAGTCAGTGACCGGGAAGGTGTGCCAGCCAAGCCCCAACAACTCCCCTGTCAACGGGTGCCTCGGGCTGTCCTCCTCCGGGAGGAATGGGAAGTGGGCCTCAAGGGTCCTCTCCCCCAGCGGCAGGTCATAGATGTCGTCAGGCCTGACGAGGGCTCGGGCTCCGGCAATCTCGGGCATATGACCGCAGTACTCAGCATCATTCAACATCCCGCTCACCCTATGTTCCACATGAGGGCCTCGCCCCACTTGTCGCGTCCCTCCGCCATCCACCAGCGGAATGCCTTGAGGTCATAGTAGGCGTTGGCAGGCCAGGGCGGTGTCGGGCC